AATTAAATTAAATGGCAAAGTTAATAAGAAAAATAAGTATTGGTTCTGATTATAAGAACGAAGCAATGCATTACGCAGTAGGTCAAGAAGTATATGGTGGACATAAAATTTCTGACATACTAGAAGACGAAGGATCATATAAAATATTTATAACTAAAAACAAAGAGATACTACCGTGGAAGCACTTTAATTCTAACATGGCGGTATCTGTTGAATATAATTTAGATTATTAATGCAAGCACTTTTTAATTATATCATATCTACTGAAAATCGCTATAATAATGCGATTAAAATCGACGAAAAAGAATTAATTGTTAATACTGAAATTACAGAACGTGACCATATTTTTGTTAACCGTATCGGTACTGTTGTTAGTTGCCCTATTTCGGGACAATCATTGATAAAAGAAGGTGATGAAGTTATACTACATCACAATGTTTTTAGAAGATGGTTTGATGCCCATAGAGAAGAAAGAAATTCAGCTAGTTATTTAGATGAAAACATGTATTCAGTTATGCCTGATCAAGTTTTTGCTTATAAAAATAAAGATGGATGGAATTGTTTACCTGAATATTGTTTTGTTAAACCTATTTATAAAGATGACGAATGGGCGCTTAAAACAGACGAAAACTTAAAAGGCATACTTACATATAGCAATGACATATTAAGTTCTTTAGGTATGTTCCCTGGAGACGTAGTGGGGTTTACGCCAAACTCAGAATATGAATTTAATATAGACGGCCAAAAACTTTATAGAATTTTATCAAATCAAATAACAATTAATTATGGATCGAAGAGAAAGAGTAGTTAAAGCATCTGAAGTTGCATTAGTTGAATTAGAAAAAGTTATAAGACAAAATATTGATTTAGTTGAACTAGATCCTGAAAAAGCAAAGACAGCAGCTCAAGCCAAATGGGTTGCTATAGAAGATTCTTTAAAGATAATAGAAAAAATAGAAGAACTTTCAGGTGCGAAAGATATTAAAGAAAACAAAGAAGCTTTTTTTGGTGTTGAAAACAGAATAAAATAATGTATAAACAAACGTTATATAAAGTTCTTACTGATCATTTATTAGATAAAAAAGTAAAGAATTTAAACAGATATAAGAAATTTGCTTATGGATATAATCAAGATTTAGATTGTGTTGTTATAAGTAAAGATGGAACTATAGGTGATATATATGAAATACAAGGTCTTAAGGTAGCTATACCTAAAACTCCAGAAAAAGTAAATGGAGAAGATTTAAAAGTAGAAAATCAATATTTTAAAATTCGTAATAAACCTAATTCTTTAATTAAAATAAAAACTATTTATGATTTTAAGGAAGTTAATGAAAAAGATAAAGAACAATATTACCCATATATTGATGCTGAATTTAATTATCGTAACGATGGTTATTGGTTCATGTGCAACGGTTCCGCGAACTACATTACAGGATCGCACTATGTATATCTCACTTGGACAAAGATCGACGTTGGATCGCCTGATTTCAGGCAGGCAAACAGAATATTTTACTACTTTTGGGAGGCATGCAAGGCTGACAAGAGGTCTTATGGGATGTGCTACCTTAAGAACAGAAGGTCTGGATTTTCTTTCATGGCATCATCTGAATCCGTTAACCAAGCTACAACTTCAAAAGACTCTAGGTTTGGGATCTTATCTAAGAGTGGAGCAGATGCTAAAAAAATGTTCACAGACAAAGTTGTACCCATTAGCATCAACTATCCATTCTTTTTCAAACCAATACAGGACGGTATGGAACGTCCCAAAACAGAATTATCCTATAAAATACCATCAAGAAGACTTACCAGAAATTCCTTACAGAAAACCAATCAAGAAGAAAAACTTGGAGAAGGGCTCGATACAACAATCGATTGGAAGAACACAGGAGACAACTCGTACGATGGGGAGAAATTACAACTCCTCGTTCACGACGAATCGGGTAAATGGGAGAGGCCCGACAATATCCTCAACAACTGGAGGGTCACGAAAACCTGCCTCAGGCTCGGATCAAAAATAGTTGGAAAATGTATGATGGGATCTACTTCTAATGCTTTAGCAAAAGGAGGAGATAATTTTAAAAAATTATATTACAATTCAGATGTCAACAATAGAAATAAAAATGGCCAGACTTCAAGTGGATTATATTCTTTGTTCTTGCCTATGGAATGGGGTTACGAAGGATTTATTGATAAGTTCGGCTATCCTGTCTTCGAAACTCCATCAAATGAGGTTGAAGGAATTGATGGCGAAAAAATCTATTCGGGCGTTATTGAACACTGGGACAATGAGGTTGATGGTTTAAAAAACGATAGTGATGCTTTAAATGAGTATTACAGACAATTTCCAAGATCAGAAAAACATGCGTTTAGAGATGAAACAATTAATTCGTTATTTAATCTAACAAAAATATATCAACAAATTGATTTTAACGAAGAGATGACCATTAAGGGTTATGTTATTCGAGGAACATTTGCTTGGAAAAATGGAATAAAAGACACAAAGGTTATTTGGGTACCTACTGCTAATGGTAGATTTAAGGTATCTTGGATACCACCAGATGAATTACAAAATAATGTTATAAATAAAAATGGTATTAAATATCCTGGTAATGATGGATTAGGCGCTTTTGGCTGTGATTCTTATGATATATCAGGTACAGTAGGCGGTGGCGGATCAAATGGAGCATTGCACGGGTTAACAACGTTTTCAATGATAAATGATGTTCCTAATAGCAAGTTTTTTTTAGAATATGTTGCTAGACCACAAACTGCTGAAATATTTTTTGAAGAAGTTTTAATGGCTTGTATATTTTATGGAATGCCAATACTAGCTGAAAATAATAAACCAAGATTATTATATCATTTTAAAAGAAGAGGTTACAGAGGTATGTCTATGAATAGACCAGATAAACTTCTTGGTAATTTATCAAAAACAGAAGTAGAATTAGGTGGCATACCTAATACATCTGAAGACATAAAACAAGCACATGCTGCGGCTATAGAATCTTACATAGAAGAATATGTAGGTAGTAATGAAGAAAGTCATGGTAATATGTTTTTTCAAAGAACATTAGAAGATTGGGCTAAATTTGATATATCAAAAAGAACAGCTTATGATGCTTCAATAAGTAGCGGTTTAGCTATAATGGCTTGTAGAAAACATATGTATAGACCTAATGCACAAAGAATAACAAGAAAAATTGATTTTGGATTTGCAAAGTATAAAAATGGCGGATCAATGAGTGAGATAATAAAATAAATATGGCAATAACTACAGGACAATTTCCTACACAATTTCCGAGTCAATCAGTCTCAGATAAAGAAAAAATGTCAAGGGAATATGGTTTATCAGTATCTCGTGCTATTGAGCAAGAGTGGTTCAATAGAGACAGTGGACCAGGAATGTATTTTCAAACTAGAGATGAATTTCATAGACTTAGATTATATGCTAGAGGTGAGCAATCTATTAGAAAATACAAAGATGAATTTGCTGTAAATGGCGATCTTTCTTATTTAAATTTAGATTGGAAACCAGTTCCTATTATACCTAAATTTGTAGATATAGTTGTAAATGGAATGCAAGATAGATTGTTTGATATTAAAGCTTTTGCTCAAGATCCTGTTTCAACTGGAAAAAGAACTAAATTTGTTAATGACGTTCAAAGAGATATTAATGCGCAAGGTTTACTTAAAAGCATTGAGACTCAATTAGGTGTAAATGCTAGAAATGTACCCGAAGAAGATTTACCATCAAATACAGAGGAATTAGAGTTATACATGCAACTTGGTTATAAGCAAGGCATTGAAATAGCAGAAGAACAAGCTATAAATAATGTTTTCTTAACAAACAAATTTCCACAAATAAAGAAAAGGTTTGATTATGATTTAACTGTATTAGGAATAGGTGCTGTTAAAAATACCTTTAATAATACTGATGGAATAAAATTAGATTATGTAGATCCAGCTAATTTAATATGGTCTTATACTGAAGATCCTAATTTTGAAGATTGTTATTATTTTGGCGAAGTTAAAAGATTGCCTGTAAATGAATTAAAAAAACAATTTCCTAGCATAAGTGACGAAGAAATGTCTGAGTTAACTAGAAAAGGATCAAGTTGGGTTGATAATAATTCAGATTTTTCAAGTCAAGCTCGTGGTCAAGGTGATATTGATAACAATAACACTGTAACACTTTTATATTTTAATTGGAAAACATGGGAAAATAATGTTTATAAAATAAAAGAAACATCTACTGGAGCAGAAAGAGCTATAGCTAAATCAGATGAATTTAATCCTCCTCAGGATAAAAGCACAAGATTCGAAAGAGTTGCTACAGCTAGAGAAGTTGTGTATGAAGGTGCTTATGTTTTAGGTACAGATACTTTATTAAAATGGGAAAAAGCTACGAATATGATTCGTCCATCTTCTAATACAAATAAAGTTGTAATGAATTATACTGTTTCAGCTCCAAGAATGTACAAAGGAAACATAACATCTATTGTTTCTAAAATGTGCCCTTACGCTGATTTAGTTCAATTAACTCATTTAAAACTACAGCAAGCCATACAAAGAATGACACCTTCAGGTGTATTTATAGATGCAGATGGTTTAGCTGAGGTAGATTTAGGTAACGGAAGCAGTTATAATGCTCAAGAAGCTCTTAATATGTACTTTTCAACAGGTTCTATTATAGGTAGATCTTTAACGGTAGAAGGTAATCCAAATCCAGGTAAAGTACCTATACAAGAATTACCAGGAAGTGGCGGTGGTCAAATTCAAGTTTTAGTTGGCGCATATAATCAATACATACAGATGATGCGTGATGTTACTGGATTAAATGAAGCTAGAGACGGTTCTGATCCAGATCCAAATGCGCTTGTAGGTGTTCAAAAATTAGCAGCTGCAAATAGCAACACTGCAACTAGACATATATTAAGTTCTAGCATGTATATAACTTTAGCTTTAGCTGAGGCTATTTGTTTAAGATTTAAAGATGTTCTAGAATTTCATCCAACTAAAGAAGCTTTTATAGGAGCTTTAGGCCAATTTTCAGTTGGTTCTTTAGAGGAAATGAAAAATTTACATTTGCATGATTTTGGAATATTTTTAGAATTAATGCCAGATGAAGAAGAAAAATCTTTATTAGAAGCTAATATACAAATGGCTTTGTCAAGAGATAGTATAAATTTAGAAGATGCTATCGATATAAGAGAAGTTAAAAATTTAAAATTAGCTAATCAATTATTAAAGATAAGAAGAATTAGAAAGCAAGGCATGGATCAACAAACTGCTCAAGCAGCGAGTGTTGCACAAGCCAAAGCTCAAGGTCAAGCTCAAGTACAAATAGAAGAAGCTAAAGCTCAAGCAGAGCAAATTAAAACTGAATCAAAAATACAATATAGACAAGCCGATGTTGGATTTGAAATTAAAAAACTAGAGGTAGAAGCTTCTACTAAAAGAGAATTAATGCAATATGAGTATGAACTTAATGTTAAATTAAAAGATTTAGAATTAAGAGCTCAAAAAGAATTAGCTCAAGCTAATAATGAAAATGCCATGCAATTATCCAGCATGAAAGAATCTGGAGCTAACGAAAGAGAGGCTGCTAAAATATCAGCAAGTTCAATAACGGGACCGCCATCTTCAGGAAAAACTAAAAAATCATTTGAATCAAAAGGTAATGATGTTTTAGGAGGATTTGATTTATCTAGGTTTTCGCCTAAATAAATAAAAAATAAATATTTTATTATATATAATTATGGAAGAACAAGAAAAAGTAACAGTAAAGGCGGTTGATAATACAGATCCATCGCCTACATCACAAGAAAAAGAAGTACAAGTTTTAGAAAAAGCTATAGAGTCTGGTGAAGTTGATGCTCAGTATGGGCTACAAGACGATGGTGTTTTTAAAATAGACTTAGACAAAGATCCTAATACAAAAGAAAAAGATGCCATTCAAGAGCGAAAAACAAAGGAAATACCTGTGGGCGAACGAACCGGAGATAGCAAAGAAGTGGTCGAAAAAGTACGGGTCAAATCCAGTGAAAAAAATACTGAAACAAAACAAGAAGAAGTAGCAGAAACAAGTGGTCCTTTAGAATTAATAGTTGAAGATGAAACTACAATTGAAGAACCAAAAAAAGAAGAAGTAAAACTTCAAAAAGAAGAACCAAAAGAGGATGCAAGAGTTCTTCCTGAAAATATAGATAAACTAGTTAGTTTTATGGAAGAAACAGGTGGTACTGTTTCAGACTTTGTAGAACTAAATAAAGATATAAGTAAATATGATAATACATCTTTACTTAGAGAATATTATAATAAAACAAAACCACATCTAGACTCAAGTGATGTCGAATTTTTATTGGGCAAAAATTTTGGGTATGATGAGGACGCGGACGATCCGTCAGAAGTTAAAGCTAAGCAATTAGCTTTTAAAGAAGAGTTATATAATGCTCAAAAGCACTTTAAAACAAGTAAAGAACAATATTATGCTGATCTTAAGTTAAGTAAGCAAAATGATATTGCTCCTGAATATAAAGAAGCTTATGAATATCATAATACTCAAAAGCAAATTCAAGAAGAAAATAAAAAGATACACGAAGATTTTTTAAATAAAACAAATGATGTTTTTTCAGACGATTTCAAAGGTTTTGATTTTAGCGTTGGAAAAAGCAAGTACAGGTTTAAGGTAGAAAATCCTAATGACGTTAAAGAATTTCAATCCGATATTGATAACTTTGCTTTTGAATATTTTTCAAAAGATGGTAAAGTTAATAATGTCAAAGGATATCACAAAGCATTATTTGCAGGACGAAATGCAGATAAAATAGCTACTCATTTTTATGATCAAGGCCGTGCCGACGCCATAAAAGAGCAAGCTAAATTATCTAAAAACATTGATATGTCCCCTAGAGCAGATAATACTAGTGTTATAAATTCAAATGGTCAAAAAGTTAAAGTTGTATCCGGTAATGATTCTTCAAAATTGCGAATTAAATGGAAATAAACAATAATTTTTAAAATCAAGACAAATGGCTTTTACAGCAGGAATACCGGCAGCGTTACAACCAACGCAGTCGAAAACAATGTACGGAGGAAACTATATAGATTTCACCGCAGCAGGATTTGAACAATGGGGTCAACAATTTTTACCAGATGTGTATGAAAAAGAAGTAGAACGTTACGGAAATCGTTCTATCGGATCTTTCTTACGTATGGTATCAGCAGAGATGCCATCAACTTCAGATCAAATTATATGGACAGAACAAGGACGTTTACATACTCGTTATGCAAATGTGGTTCCTTTAGGAAATCAAGCAGCTTTACCAGGTGGAGCAGCGCAAGGAGCAATTGCAGCAGGCGCATCAGGTACGGTACTTAATTTTAGTGTACCAATTGCACAACCAAGAAGTACAGGAACTACTACAGACAAAACAGAACCTGTAAACTTTAGAACAGGCGCAACAGTGATGGTTCAAGTTCAAACGGGAGTTGCATCAGCAGTTGGAGGTACTGGAGCAGTTATCAAAGGTGTTGTTACTGCAGTTGCAGCACAAAACTTTCAGATCAAATGTTATGTTGCTCATACAGGTGTAGCGGCAGCTGCTAGAGTAACTGTAGTTGCATATGGTAATGAATTTGCTAAAGGTACAGGTACTTTTACAGAATCTTTAAATCCTAGTTATGCTACGTTTAATAATTCACCAATTATCTTAAAAGATAACTATGCTATTAATGGATCTGACACAGCTCAGATTGGATGGATTGAAGTTACTTCTGAAAATGGAGCTAATGGATATTTATGGTACATGAAAGCAGAACATGAAGTAAGACTTCGTTGGGAAGATTACTTAGAAATGTCTATGGTAGAAGGTGTAGTAAAAACAGGTGGTCAAGCAGGTGCTAACGGAATAGCTTTAGGTTATACTGCAGGTGCTAGCTCGATAACAGTTGGAGGTACTAATCAAAATGCTAAAGGTACTGAAGGTTTCTTTGCTGCTTTAGAAGCAAGAGGAAATGTTTATGCAGGATTTGGAGCACAAGCTACCGGTGGTGGTGCGTTAACTGATTTTGATGCAGTTCTTAAGCAATTAGATAAGCAAGGTGCTATTGAAGAGAATATGATGTTTTTAAATAGAGATTTATCTTTAGAAATTGACGATATTCTTGCTCAACAAAATGGAGCTTATGCTGGTGGTACTTCTTTTGGAGTATTTAATAACAGCGAAGATATGGCTCTTAATTTAGGATTTACTGGTTACCGTAGAGGTTCTTATGACTTTTACAAAACTGACTGGAAATATCTTAATGATTGGTCAACTCGTGGAGGTTTTGGAGATGTTGAAGGTGTATTAGTACCAGCAGGTACTTCTACTGTTTACGACCAACAATTAGGTCAAAACATCAAGAGACCATTTTTACATATTCGTTACAGGTCTTCTGAAACTGAAAACAGAAAAAATAAATCTTGGATTACAGGATCTGTTGGAACTTCAAGTCCTACAACTGATATTGATGAAATGAGAATATCTTACTTAAGTGAAAGATGCCTTATTACCCAAGCAGCGAATAATTTTGTATTATTCAAAGCTTAATTTTTTTAACTATAGGATACGAGCCCTTCGGGGCTCAGTATTCTTATTATATATTATTTAATTATGAATGCAACAAGAAAACAAACAACTACCATTGAAAAAAAATGGGAATATAAAGATAGAACTTATCTATTAAAAGGCGAAATAGCGCCTCTTACATACACTATACAAACAAGACATACGCCTAGAAAGCCTTTGCTTTATTGGGATGATGATAAAAAGTTAAATAGAGAAATAAGATTAGCATCAAATCAAAAATCAGTTTTTGTTGATGAACAAGATGGTTTTTCTACTTTATCTCATATTATTTTTGAAGATGGAGCTTTATACGTTCCAAAAGAAGATCCAAATACTCAAAAATTATTATCAATTTATCATCCAAATAAATTATGGGAAGAAATTGATGATGTTTTAATAGCTAATGACGAAGTTGAAAATGTAGAAAACGAACTTATAGCATTAAACTTAGTTCAATCTTTAGATATAGAACATTTAGAAGCAATAATGAGAACAGAATTAGGTTCAAGTGTTTCTACAATGTCTTCTAAAGAATTAAAAAGAGATGCTTACAGATTTGCTAGACAAGAGCCTGATTTATTTATAGAATTGTCTGAAGACGAAGATATAAAATTAAGAAACTTAGCTAACAGAGCTGTTGAAACTGGTATATTACAACTTACAGATGATAATACAGTTTTTAAATTAAGTAATGGTAAAAAAGTAATGACAATTCCTTTTGACCAACATCCTTATGCTGCTTTATCTCAATATTTTAAAACAGATGAAGGTATAAATTTAATGAAGTCAATAACTAAAAAGCTTTCATAGCTTAACTTGGTATAAGGTGAGAAATCAACCTTATACCTACTAAATAAATAACAAACATAGATACATGGTTAATATAAATAATGTATACCAGACAGTTCTTGTTATAACAAACAAGGATCATAGAGGTTATATAACACCGGCTGAATTTAATAGATTAGCTGAGCAAGCACAAAATGAAATATTTGCTAGTTATTTCATGAGAGAAGCTGGTTATGAATTAAATGCATTTTTAACTAGTGATTTTTCAGACCCAAACCAATACTTAGCAGAAAAAATAAGTGTTTTTTATAAAAATACTACGTTAACAAAGTTAGATAAAGAGTTTACATATCCTGCAGATTTATATAGAGTTGGTGTAGTTTCTGTAGGTAATTCTGTTGCAGATAGAGCTTCTAATGAAGAGATTAAATATATAAATCTATCTCCATTAACAGCACCTGTAAAAACTCAACCAGTTTATACTTTAACAAGTTCAGGCGTGGTTATTTATCCTTCAACAGTTACAGATGGCGTAAGTTTAGATTATTTAAAACAACCAGTTAGACCTAAATGGGGTTATGTACTTCAAGGTACTGTACCTTATTACGATTCAACTTTATTTGATCCTGCAACAGATAGTTATGATACTCCAGCTAAGTCTTATAATTTTGAATTACACCCATCTGAAGAAAATAATTTAGTTGTAAGTATATTGAATTATGCTGGAGTAGTTATAAAACAAGCAGACGTAGCAGGATTCGCACAAAGCAAAGAACAACAAAACGCAGCAACTGAACAATAATGGCAATATCAAGAAGACCTTTAGACGTAGATAATTATTCCGCATTAGATGGTGGTAATGGATTGGCAGTCCCTGGATATTACAGGAGAACAAATTTAAATGATATAATAAACAATTTTATTGTTGCTTATATTGGTGATGGTAAAGTTCTTACAAAAATACCTAGATATGAAGTTGCCTTTTGGGCTCAAAGAGCTGTACAAGAATTTAGTTATGATACTTTTCATTCAGAAAAAGCATTAGAAATACAATTGAATTCAATGCGACAAATGTCACTTCCTTCTGATTATGTAAATTACATAAGTGTACAATGGACTGATGTTACGGGTGTTATGAGAACAATGCTTCCAAGCACAGCAACTAGAGCAAACCAAGGTGTTGCTCAAGATAATAATTATCATTATTTATACGATAATGAGGGTAACATTGTATTTGCAGAAACATCTGAAACAATAGACAGATATCAATCTAAATCGCAGCAGTCTGTTGAAGCAGCAGCCGAAACAGCTAGTAATTATTATTATGGATTTTTTGATGCGCAAAATTCATTTGGTTATTATGGTAGAAGATATGGATTAGATCCACAATATGCAAATACTAATGGTAATTTTGTATTAGATCTAAACGCCGGTCAAATATATTTTCCAACATCAATACCTCAAGATACTTATGTTACATTAAATTATATATCTGACGGTTTAGGTGAAAATGGAGATTTTGACAATGTTTTAGTGCCTAAAATGGCAGAAGATGCTGTAATGTCTACTATACTTTATAATTTATGTAAATTAAGACCTTCTGCAGCTGGAGCAGCTCAATTATATAGACAAGAAGCTGCTGCTAAAACCAGAAATGCAAAAATAAGAATTTCAAATATGAAGTTAGATGAAATGACTCAGATATTTAGAAATAAAGCCAAGTGGATTAAACATTAATAAGATTTTATGCCAGAAATTAAAAGAACATTCAATGTCGGTAAAATGAACCGAGACCTGGATGATAGGATGGTACCTCCAGGAGAATATAGAGAGGGATTTAATATTAACATAGGTCAATCAGAAGGATCAGATGTTGGTGCTGTAGAAAACTTATTAGGTAACGAACTAGTTGCTCAATGTGGTTTAAGTGGTAATCCAGTTTGTATTGGTTCACTTAGAGATAATAGTTCTGAAAAAATTTATTTTTTTGTAACAACAAATTCTATATATAATGAAACAAATACAGGTAATCATGGTGTATATGAATATGATCAAAAATCAAAACAAACAACAGCATTACTTGTATCTCAACAATTAAATTTTCACACAAAATATACTATTACAGGTGTCAATATAATTGATGATTTATTGTTTTTTACGGACAATAGAAATGCTCCAAGAAAGATAAATGTAGAAACAGCTAGAAATAACGTTAATTACTATACGTCAACTTCAAATATTGATAATTTAATATCTGTATGTAAATTTGCACCTTACGAATCTCCAACTTTAGTGTCTGCAGTAAAAGATGCAGCTATATCTTCTACTTTTTTACAGTTAAAATTAGTAAGATTTTCTTATAGATGGAAATTTGAAGACAATGAATACAGTATATTGGCTCCATTTACACCTATTTGTTTTTCTAGATTAAACGAAGTAGACGTTGTTACTTCTACAGTTTCTAATTTTGGTGAAATAGAAACTTTTGTAAATGCTATAAATAAAATACAATTACAAATACCAACTCCTCAAGGATATGGTATATCTAATGTAGAATTAATATATAAAGAATCAGGATCTAGCGCGTTGTATGTTGTTGAAGATATAGAAGTTACAACAGAACCTTTTATAAATTTTACTTATTCATCCACGGATCCATTTAGAACATTACCTGGTGATCAACTTACTAGAGTTTATGATGCAGTTCCAAGAAAAGCTAAATCTCAAGAAGTTGGTGGAGGTAGATTAGTTTATGGTAATTTTTTACAAAATTTTGATATACCACAAATAGCTTTTACAGTTAGTGAAACAGGAGAAAATTCTGCAAGAAATACTATATTAAATAAACAATCTTTAAAGTCAAGAAGAACATATCAAGTAGGTATTGTTCTTGCTGATAAATTTGGAAGACAATCTCCAGTTATACTTTCTAGTTCAGGCGTTGATACTGTTTTTATAGATCCAGGTTTTGGAAACTCTTCAAGTACAAATGCTTTTCATGCATTAAGATTAGTTTTTACAGATCCTATAAATCAAATACCAACATGGGCTTATTCATATAAAGTTGTTGTAAAACAACGAGAACAAGAATATTATAATTGGATTTCTGTTATTAGCAGTGTTAATACCGTAGAAAGATTAGGTGATAGTATTAACAAAATACCAAGAGATCCTACTGCCGTTATACCTCCAAGCACATCAAGCACTATATCACCTTGTGATATTTCTGTTTTTCCTAAATACATAGCTGGAGATAACGTAACAAATGCTACAGCAGCTGGTAATTTAACTAAAGTTCAATCAATAGGTAATCCATCTGGCGATGCTTTAGTAACAACTTTAAACAATAGTAACGTTAGCGTAAGTGGTGGAATATGTGTATTTGAAACAGAACCAATTAGCTCTGAATTAGATATTTTTTACGAAACATCAACGGGTGGATTAGTAGAAAATATTCCTTTAACAGCTATAGATATAGAGTTTTTTAATTGTATTTTACTTACTTTTGATCCAGATGGAGGAAATAATGCTCATCTTGAGATTAATAGAATTAAAGCAGGTTTTAATGAACCTTTTTTTGACATAGGCGTAAGAGCATTTGTTGTTCAAGAAAACTTTACAGAAGAAAGAAGAAGTAATACTCTTATACATTCTAGTGGACTTTTAAACTCAAGAACAGGTATTAATTATATAAATCAATTTAATGAAAGTGAGGGTGGTCTAACTGTTTCTCTGGATCCACTAAATGGATCTATACAAAAATTATTTGCAGATGATACTCAAATAGTTGTTTTTCAAGAAGACAAAGTATCAAGATCACCAATAGATAAAGATTTTATTTATTCAGCAGAAGGTGGTCAAATACCCGTTACTAGTAATACACAATTTTTAGGAACAATAGCAGCATACGCAGGTCAATATGGTATAGCTGAGAATCCAGAATCTTTTTCTTCTTTTGGATTTTCTAGATATTTTACTGATAAAAATAGAGGTTCAGTGTTAAGATTGTCTCAAAATGGTATTCAAGAAATATCACAAACTGGCATGGGTGATTTTTTTAGAGATGCTTTAAAAACATCTACACAAATAATAGGATCATTTGATGAATATAGTCGCATATATGAATTAACAATAATAGGCGAAGGATATGATAGCAATCCAGATACTAATTTAGCAACAGCTTCTTCTGGATTTTTAACGTTATCGTTTGACGATAGATCAAATGGGTGGACTAGTTTTAGATCCTTCAAACAAGAAAGCGGTATATCTTTAAATAATTCTTATTATACATTTAAAGGAGGAGATTTGTGGCAGCACCATAGTCCAAATGTTACAAGTAATAATTTTTATGGAGCAGGAACTACAGAATCTTATGTGGTGCCCGTGTTTAACGATGCACCTTCTAATATAAAACAATTTAATTCATTAAGTTACGAAGGAGATTCTGGTTGGGAACTAGAATATATAGAAACTGACATAGATACAGCTGGAACAATTCCTGTTGAAGCAGTTACTTTTACAACAACTTTACAATTATCGGGCGCTGCAGCTAATTCAACTTTCACTGGATCAAACACTTCTATAGCCAAACAAGGCGCTGGAATACAATGGGCTATATTTGTATCTCCATTAAATTCTCAATTTGAATTTACAAATATAAATAATATTACATTAACGCAAGCTTCTGGAAGTTCTTTAACAGTTACAAACCCTGTTGGAACAAAACCTTTTGAATCTACAGATGGAAGATTAGTTTTTTTAGTACAACATACTGTAGGAAATCAGAATAGTATTCAAACCTTAAATATAGGAGGAACTGGTGCTGAATTAGCTTTTACAGTTGCATTATTAACTGTTAATATTGTTGATACAGTATCAAATTCAGCTATAACACCAGCATCTTTAGTTTTTAACAATGCAGGTGCTAATAATATAGTATTTAGCACTGCTGTTGTTGACAATTTTTATATAGATGCTTCTAATACAACGTTAAGTACCAGCGGTATGCCAGCTTCAACTAATCCGCAAGCTGCAACAGTGGCAAGAAGTGCTCCTTTTTTAAACAATTTAACTTATACACTTCCAATAACAGTACCTACGTCTGCAACAGCTGGATCAATAACGATAAATGGTTTTGCTACTCTAAAATGGCAATTAATATTTGACGTAGGTAATGCTCTTACTATTTCAGACGCGGCGGGTACAGTTTCATTTGTTATGCCAGTTCAAGCTAATGGTGATACAACATCTACAGGAAATCCATTTTATAATGGACCATATGATGTAGCAAGTACTAGAACAACTGTTTTAACATATACATGTTCAAATAGTCAAGTTTTAACTAGTAACAGTTATACAGCTTCAATGGCTTCAACCGGAGTAACACCTTCTGTTAGTGGTAATATATTAGCATCTAGTAATTTTGGAACATTAATAATAACAACTGTTGTTCCAATACTATTAAGTAATACAATAATAACACCTACTATAACTAAAGTTGCTCCAGAAACAGCTGTAATTGCAGCACTTTCAACTCCAATTTCTTTACCTAAAGCAGGTACAAGTACCACTATTGCTAACGCTTGGAATGTTAATGTAACTGCTAATCCAGATGTTGGCTGGTTAATAATAAATGGAGGTGATCCAGGGTCAACACAAGAGTTAGGTCCAACTGTTGGATTTACAATAGCTGCAACAGATAACAACACAGGATCAATAAGAACAGGTAATGTAGTTGTAGCAGTTAACAATGATAGAGTTAAATCTAGTATGACACCTTCTTTTAGAACTATAGTAATAAATCAACAAGTTACATAATTATGGGAAATTTAGTAAATTTTGCTTTTCAAAATAATGAAGGTAAATACTTTGCACCAATAGCATCTGAACAACCTAATTATATAGTTGTTAATGGTGCTATTCAAGCAAGCGGAACTCAAATAGTAGGTGGAATAAAAGGAGCCTATGCTAATATTAAATTAAAATTACCAGTGGCAAACGCTTCTGTTCAAAAAGAATTATTTGCTTTAAATGCGCAGGCAGTGAATTCGTCAAGTTAAATTATATGGAATTACAAGTTAGAAAATTACAAGAATCAGATTGGAATTTAATACCAAAATGGTGGGAAGCTTATGATGAAAAAATTCTTCCACGTGACATGTTGCCTGGTTCTTTTAAAGTAGGTGATAAACAAGAAGAAAAAAGAAAAGGTTTAGGTGGTTTCATGGTATGCAAGGGAGATGATCCAATAGCAGCTATGTGGCTGTGGATGACAAATAGCAGTATGGCAATTCCAGCTGCAATTGTTGATGATAAATCTTATTGTGATATTGATAAAGATGATGCATTACAACTTTTAATAAATTTTACAACTGATTTTGCTAAAGATTTAGGTTATAAATATTCCTATAGCATTTGTAAAGATGAAAAGTTATTAGAAAAATATAAAAAAGCGGATTACAATGTTAACAGTATTTCTTCCTGCGAATTAATGATAAAATATAAATAATATGGGATTTTTTGGTAAAGTTGGAAAAGGCGTTGCGTCTTTATTTGGTGGTAGAGCTAGAAGAAGAGAAGAAGATGCTGCTGAAGAAGGTTTTGAAGCGGCTAGAGATAATTTAGAAAATTTTGAATTTACAAATGCTTTTGATGATTATGATCCAGTTGAATTAGGAGATGCTAATACCTACGAAGGATCTATAGCAGAAGTTGGTCAATTAGGTCCAGCTGCACAAGCTGAAATGGGTAAATTAAGTAGCGCTCAAGGTTATCAAGCCGCACAAGGTAAAGCTCAAGGTTATCAAGGTGAAGGTTACCAAGGTCAAGGTTACACATCTCAAGGTTATTCAGCTATGGGAACTAATGTTTCTAATTTACAAAGAGGAGCTGATACTGGACTTACTAATAATATGAATAATTTGCAAGTTAGTACAGCTGAAGCTGATATGCAAAACCAAGAAGTAGATCAAGCTTTAGCTGCAACTCAAGATGCAGCTACTCAAGCTGGTACTGGTGCTGGTGGAGCAACCGCAATAGCTGCAGCTGCCGCTAAATCAAAACAAGGTATAGCAGCTAAAATAGGCCAACAAGAACAGGCAAATAACATGGCTAGAGCAAGTGCTGAACAAAGATTACAAGAAAATCAATTAGCACAAGGTAATACCGCATCTCAATTTGACTTAGGACAACAGCAAGTTAATGTAGGCGCTCAAAATGATGCTTCTCAATTTGCGGCAAGTGCTCAAAATCAAGCTGCTCAATTTGGTGCAAGTGCTCAAAATCAAGCAAATCAGTTTAGTGCTGGAGCTAGAAATACGGCTAATCAGTTTAGCGCACAAGCCAAAAATACAATGAGTATGGCTAATATGCAAGCTCAAAATCAAGCTAGACAGTTTGGGGCTTCTTCTAATAATGCTTTTGCTCAAGCTAGATTTGGTGCTCAAAATCAAATGAATCAATATAATACTTCTGCTCAAAATAGTTTTGCTCAAACGCAATTTGGTGCTGGAAATCAATTTGCTTTAGCTAATCAACAGTCAATGAACCAATCAGGTCAATTTAATGCAGGTTCTCAAAACCAATTTGACATGGCAAATCAGCAGCAATTAAATAATTATTATCAAAATGCTGCAACTGCAGGTAATGATATACAAGAAAGTCAATATAATCAAAATATGGATCAATTTAATATAACCGGAGATAGATTAGGAGCCGCTACAGCTGCTAGAAATTCTGCTACTAATGACTTAATAGGAGGTATATCCGCTGTTGCTGGTAGAAGTAATAGAGTAAGTAATTTCTTAAGAGGCAATAAAGGCTAATAAGTAGTGAATAATAAAAAGTTTTTAATAATTAAATCTTCAAAATAACAAAATGGCGATTAAAGTTTCCACAAGTCCTACGGGCAGAAATCCATACAATACATATTTAGATTTATCTAGAGCAGAGGCTGGTATGGATGCTGATATAGCACAAGGAGTAAAACTAAGACAAGCTGCAGATCAAAAAAAGTCTAGAGACTTACAATTAGCAAAGCTTAAAGCACAAGACATACAGGGTTTGATGATTTCATCAGACACTGAATATGAATCTTTACAAAACTACGAACAATCTATGAGTAGACAACTTGTAGATCAATATAGCGGATTGGTTAACAGTTTAGAAAACCAAGAAATAAGTCAAAATGAATTTGCTACAGCTAGCGCTAAAATAAATAGCCAAGTTCCTCAAATAAAACAATTGATAGGTGCTGTAAATGGAGTTGCTGTTCAATATGCTACAGGTTTATCTGAAGGATCACTAAGTAAAGCTATAACACCAGAACAAGAGCAATATTATCAAGCTATTATAAATAATAGAGGTAATTTTGGTATGGATGATAATGGTGTTTTAGTTTTTCAAGGTAAAACAGAAGATGGTGAAAGTTTTAGCATACCAGCTAATAAAATAGATCAAATGCCTCAACCTATACAAAGAGCTCCTTCGTTTGAATCTTTATTAGGCCCTGTTTTAACTAAAATGGCTGTACCAGAAAGAAGACAATTACCTAATGGTCAAGAAGTTGTTAGAGGAGTTATGTTAGAATCTCCTGAGTTTGAAAAAACTGTTAGAAGTAGCTTTGATACTTTTTTAGAAAAAAACGGAGGTGAAATGGGATTAAAATCTTTGGCAGCTGATTACATGGGATATACTCATGAACAAATAAATGCTGACATAAATTCTGGTCAATACGAAGGACCTAATGGTGAAATTTATTCTAGTAAATTAGAATATGATGTTGAAGAAAAGTATTCTCAAATGGCTGTAGATAATTACATAGTCAAACAACAAACCAATTGGAAGCAGCAAGATTACGATCTTAAACTTCAAAAAATGCAACAAATTGATGCCAATAGAGCCGCTCAAATGCAAATGGCCGGAAGTGAAAAAGAAAGAAATAATATGGCTAAAGCAAGTATATTGAAAAAATTGCCACCTCCAACTAAAGAAAACTTATCTCTATGGTTAGATTCAGCTGGATTACAAGGAAATCAAAATATATCAATAGCTCCACTTGATCAAACTGACGGTAAAATAGTTTTAGTTAAAGGCGGAAAACTGTACAGAGAAATAACACAAGAAATGTTTGATAATCCTGAAATTTTAGCTAGGTATTTATCCGGTGCTGTTTACGGAGTAGATTCATCTAAGTTTACCCCAAAATATAATATTAAATCATCCCCTGTTCAAAAACTAAAAAAGTTTTTAACTCGTAAAAAATAATAACTTTAATGGAAGAAGAATTCGACTACACAAACGTTCCAGTTGCTAGCATGGATGATTTTTATACTCCTGACAAAGAGGAAGAAGAGCTCGATGAGTTTGGTAACCCTGTTAATACAGATCCAGCTAAAGGTTTCTTTGGACAATTGTTTGGAGAAGATATAGAAAGAAACGAAACATATGAAGAAAGAGAAGCAAGACAAGCTGATGAGATAGAAGCTAAAACTCAAGAAACATTAAGTGATCAATATGTTATTGATGATTCAACAGGCCAAGTTAAAATAAACCCTGAAACTGGACAACCTGAATTAAAAGAATTATCTTCTGGTGATAAAATAGTTAATAGTATATTTAAAAATGTAGCAAATTCATTTCAACAATTTCTACCAAATTTAACAGTTGCTAGTAATAAAATATACAGAGGTATTTTTGGAGATGAAGCAGTTGAATCTTGGTTAAAAAACGAAAATATTCCTGAATTTTTTAAAGAAGGACTTTCTGAAAAAGATCTTGATGAAGCCATACAACAATCTAAACTTGAAGAAGCTGAAATGGGTGAGGTTGGATCAATAACGGAAGGTTTAAAGCTTTTAGGTAAAGGTGAAATAATGAAAGGTTCAGGTGAATTAGTCGCTGGTATAGTCAATGGTATAACATCGATAGGATCTTCAGCTGCAATAAACACACTTACTCTTGGAGGAGGATTGATTCCAGACATGATAGGTAGATCTTACATAGATTATAATGAAGAAGTTGCTAAACAAAAAGGCAAAACTTTATCTGATCTAATAAGAGATGGTGAAGATGATATAACAACCGCTGCCACTGTAGGAACTGTAAGTGGTCTTTTAGAGCGTGCTGGGTTGAAAGGCGCTGGAAGATTAATGACTAAAAAGTTAACAGGTGCTGGTTTAGGAAAAACTATGACTAGCGTTTTACTCTCAGGAAACAAAGAAGGATTAACTGAACTAGCTCAAACAGGATTAGATGCTGTAAATATAGCTTCTGCAAAAGATGAAAATAAAACAGAAGCTTTTGTTGACGCTGTTTTATCTCAAGAAGGATTAGAGTCTTATTTACAAGGTTTTGTAGGTGGCGGATTAATGAGGGGTTCAGGTAATGATCCTATATCAAAATCATTAGACAGTAAAAAAAATATTAAATTTAAAAAAGCTACAGCAGCTTTACGTGGACCAGCTGAAACAGTATTGCAAAATCAAGCTTTACAAAGTATAGCTGAGTTAAGAAAAACTTTAGCAACAACAACAGATCCACAGGTTAAAAAAGAAATAAAAAAAGGTATAGCTATACAAGAAGCTAAAATTATTGATATTACTTTAAAGGCTCAAGCTAAAGCAGCAAAATTAACAGATAAAGAAATCGATCAAATTGCAGTCATACAAGATGAAGTAGATATCATAAGTAATGGCGTTACAGAGTTAGATAAAAAACTAGCTGATGGTGTAATAAACACAGAGCAAAGAAATGCAGCTGTTAAAACGTATGAAGAACAATTTACAACTAAACAAGAAGAATTAAGCACTATAAGTAACGCATCTAAAACAAGAATACAACCAAAATCTAAAACTCAACAATTTAGAGAAGATGAATCTTTAAGACTTGTAGATTTATATAATGATTTAGATAGAGCTATAGTGAATGGTGACCCGGATTTAGAATCTGAAATAAATTCAAAAATAGTTAAAGCAGAGCAAGCTGTACAAACTATAGATGGCATAGTAGCTGAAGACAGTATTGTTTTATCTGAACAAGCTCAATCGCTATACGATGCTAGTGGCGTTAAGGCTTTAAATAGCATTGTTGAAACCCAAGAAGGTACAATAAGAAGTGTAGCTATAAAAAAGCTGAACTCTGTGCCTCAGTTTAGACGATATGATGGTGATGTTGATGCTTTAGCTAGTGAATTAAGATATGGCCCTGAAGGTGTCGCTAGATTAGTAGAAACTTATAAACCAGAATCTGGTGTTCCAATAGCAGCATATATAGCTCAGCAATTAAATAAAAGAGTTGAAAGAGCTGCAACCAAAGTACTATCTCAAGATAATAATGTAGATTTTAACTCTACAGAAGCAGCTAATTTATTAGTTGAAGAAGAAAATGACTTTGAAGTAAAAATTGGTTCTAAATTTTTAGCAGATCAACTTAAGCTTCCGATGGCTATAATTGATAAAGCTAAAAAAATTATACCAGTTGGATTACAAAAAGCCGTAAATGAATTACAGAAAAATAAAGAATTAACCGCTAAGAAAAGGCAAGCTCTTTCTAAACAAGCTATAGATAGCATATATGATGGCCAATTAGTAAAAGACATAAAAGCAGAATTTGGCAAAAACACAAAAACCAAAGAAGATTTTTCTAATTATTTAAATAGAAATTATAAACCTTTAGCAACTGCTTTTTTAGCTCAAAAAGCTGGACAAAAAGGAACTGGAATATCTAAACAATGGTCAATGTTTGCTCCTACTAGATCTGAGTTTGTAGATTACTATGAAGGAAAAGATATACCATTAGATAGAAAAAGCAGAAAATCAGTTATTAGCGATAGAAAAGCCGCTTTAGCGGAAGCTGTGTCAACTCAAATAGCAGAAGATGTTAGAGCTGAATATTTGTTAGCTAATCCAATTGAAGCTAGTGAAATAAATAAAGCTGCAAATAAAGATGTTAGTTCAGAAAAAACTATTATTATAGCTAAAAGCAAATTAAATAACCAAAGTTTTGAAAATACTATAGCTGCTTTTAAATTTGAACAATTTCAAAAAAGTTTAGAAAAAACAAAAGAAGATTTTGCTGAAAATTCATTAGATTGGAAAAAACTATTAGAAAATGAAGGCATTGAAGATTTTAATTTAAATAACGAAGAAAGAGTACAAACTTTTTTAAAATTATTAAAATCAACTGGATTAACTAAATTACTTCCAGCCAGCTTTTTTAGACAATTCAACGGAACCACAGATCCTTCATCAGTAATGAGAGGAGGAATAGTTTTTTATCAACTTAAAAATGGAGGAGAAGTTGAAGCTGTTACAAAAATAAACAATAAAGGTGAAGAAGTTTCTACTTATCCTCCAGAATATGGTAAAAACGGAAAAGGTAAGTTTAAAAATTCTTTACTTAGAACGCGTAGAGGTCATGTGTTTTTTAAATCAGCCCCTGATGCAGACGCATGGATAGCTGAAAATGGTCCTTTCGCTGCTGAATCTGAATTATATAAAGATCTTTTTACACCAACTAGTTATGATAAAATTGTAAATGGAAGAAGAGAAATTAAATTAGAAAATGACTTTAAAAACCCTGAATTTAAAAAACAACAAGAAAATAAATTAAAAGCTTTAAAACAAATTTTTAATATATTTGAGGATTTTATTGCTAAAGATCCTGAAAATAATAATAAGCCTTCAACTCAAGCACAAAGAAAAGCTGTAATAGGTGGTCTTTTAAAGTCTTCTTCAGGATGGCAAGGTCATTTTATGAGATTAGCTTCTCCAGTTAAATTTACTTCTAAAGGTAAAATGTTTGATTATTCTAAAAATCCTAAAGGTAAAGCTTTGTTTACAGAAGAACACACTCTTCCAGCTTCAGCTGTAGCTAAATTTTTATTCAGACAAGCTATAAATGGAAAAGTAAATGATAATTTTAATTTAATTGAAAAAAATTATTTTCAAGGGGCTTTGTTAAATGTTAATGACGATAAACTAGCTGGAAACGGGCCAGATGGTAGACGTTTTTCATATAAAAGCAAAACTCCAGAAGGATGGATGTTGACTGATAGTATATGGGCTAGATATTTTAATGCAAACGTTAACAATGTTAATGGTGGTATAGATGCAAACAGTATAGTATTAAGTAATGGTCAAACTGTAGCTGAATTTTTTGGAGCAGGTTTAGATGGTATAAATTCTAATCCTGATTTAATAAAAGCACAACAAAAAGTTGTTACTGAAAAAGCTGATCCTACCGAAAGAATAATTGGAAAAGCAAAAGATAAAGTATACAACGAAAAAGCAGATTCTGAAAAAACAGGTGATCAAGCAGCTGAAGGTCTAGCCGCTATATTAGAGGCTAATTGGAATAAAAATGGTGATCAAGATTTTGAAATAGTAACTGATAAAGCTAGAATAAAAGAAGTATTAGCTGAGGAAGAAGTTGTAGGCGATGACGCTGATAATGCCATGAAAAACAATTTAGGTTTTCAAATACTTGGTACTAGTAAAATATTTGTAGATTTAACAGGAAAAGATGCTTTAAATACTACTATTCATGAATCTGGTCATGTATGGAATCAAGTTATTTTTAATTCTGCTCCAGAAGTTTGGAATAATATAATATCTAGAGTTAAAGAAACTGGATTATTTGATGTTGTTTTTAATAAGATAAAAAATGATCCTGCTTACGCTGGTTTAATAGAAAACTATAACAATGGAGATACTTTTGGATTAGAAAATGAAATATTTGCTAGAATATTAGAAGATTATGGCGCTAAAGCTTTAGGAACTAACAAAAATACTCTTGCTCAAATAAAAGATATCATAAGCAAGTATATGACAGAGTTAGCTAACATGCTAGGCTTTGATCCTACTACTAAAAACTTTGGAGATTTAACTTTAGATCAAATGATTGATCTTGCTGTTTCAGAAGTTGTTTCAGGCGATCCTTTGTCTAATTTCTCTAAACTAAAAGATTCAGAAGGTAAAACATGGTATAAAAAATCTAGATCAAATGTTGATCCTGAATACAGATCTTCTATTAATCCAGAATATCAAGGTTTGAAAGCTTTAGAAAAGTTTTATAAAGAAAGTAAAAACTTAATAGAAGCTATTAAAAAATCTTATTCAACAGTTAAAAATATCATGACTTTTGAAGAGTGGTCTGATTTTGTTGCTAAAACAACAAGTGAAGTACAAATAGGCAAAACTCCATCAGAAAAAGCTTTATTAATAGCTAAAGAAAATGCAGCACAAAACGAAGCCGCTAGACTTAAAAAAATAAAAGCTTTAAAAGAATCTGATAATTATACTGAAGAAGACCAAAACAAAACTTCTGAAGAACTAGATAAAAAACTAGAAGAAGTTCAAAATAAAGCTATTGAAAAAGAAAAAGCAAAAGCTGAAGGTCAAGGCGAAGGATTAAATAGAAACTTTAGAAAGATACTAAACTCTATAACTGGTAGATTAGGTAAACCATCAAGATGGTTTATACCACCAAATGCAGAAGACATTAAAGGATTACTTTATGCTTTCTTGCCTGGTGGAGAAGCTGGCTTAAAAGCTAAAAAGTTTTTTCAATCAACTATATTAGAACCTTATTCAAGAGGTGTTGCTGCTGCCGAAGCTGAAATATTAGCTAAGACTAAGCAATTTGCTGAAATAATGAAAAGTTTTAAATCTGATTTAAAAGAAGTAGTAGATGGTACACCTTACAGTAAGGGCCAAGCTATTAAAGTTTACAATTGGATTAAAAACGGAGTAGAAGTTGATATAGAAAAACAAAGTTACATAGATGCATTGGTGTCAGCAGTTGAAAATGATCCTGAGTTAAAAGCTCTTGCTGATCAAATTGAACAAAACTTTCCTATAGAATATAAATCTACATGGAGAAATGATACTACTATAAACAAATCTATATACGATTCTATTAATTCTGGAACTAGAGCTAAACATTTAGAAACTTTTGCTGAAAATGTAGATAATATATTTAACAAAGATAACATGCAAGAAATAGAAAACTTGTATGGTAAAAAGTTTAGACAAGCTTTACAAAATTCATTACAAAGAATGAAGACTGGTAGAAACCGTGTAAGTACGGATGCACAGTCAAATGCGTTTTTAAATTGGATAAATAGAGCTGTAGCAACTACTATGTTTGTAAACACTAGATCTGCTGTCTTACAGTTGTTATCTTCTTTAAATTTTATAGGTAAAGCTAATAATAACATATTCCAAGCAACAAGTGCAATGTTTAGTAGTGACTGGAAAAAAGATTTTAATACTCTTTGGAACAGTGATTATTTAAAAAACAGAAGAGAAGGTGCTAAGTTTGATGTATTAGCTGATGAAATGTCTGAAGGTGATGTAACAGGTTTAAACAAAATACTTAAATTTGGATTTTTACCAACAAGAATGTCTGATAGTTTTGCTATTGCTTTAGGTGGTGCAGCTTTTTATAGAAACACTTTAAAAACTTTAATTGAAGGTGGAATGAGTGAAGCTGATGCTAAAAAAGCGGCAATGCAAAAATGGATTGAAACAGCTGAAGAATCTCAACAGTCATCTGATCCTTCTAAAATATCTGAAATACAATCAAGTACAATTGGTAAGGTTATATACGCTTTTGCAAATACACCTTTTCAATATGCTCGTATTGTAAAAAGAAAACTACAAGATGTAGTATCTGGAAGATCAGCAGCTGAAGGCGGAGGTAATAAAGTTAGACAAGACTTGCAGAGTGTTTTATATTATTCCGTAGGTCAAGCAATGCTTTTCAATGCTTTACAAACTGCTTTATTTGCAGTAGCATTTGAAGATGATGAAGATGAAAAAGAAAAATTAATGGATGAAAAAACTATTTTATCTGTTGAAAGAGCTTTAACATCTTATGCTAAAAGTCTAGGTAATCCTGGTGCAGTTGCTGGAGCTATATATAGTGTTATAGCAGAAGCTAATGAGCAACAAGAAAAGTATGGTAAAATTGATAATCCATATAAAATAGCTTTAGAGGCTACAGCTATATCACCACCTCTTAATACTAAGTTAAAAGACATAGTTGCAATAGGAAATATATATAAATACAATGAAAAAGAAATTAAAAATGATCCTTTTAAACTGTCTCCTGACAACAAGGCTTTGGAAATTGTTGGTAATGCTGCTTCATTTGGTGGTATTCCTTTAGATAGAGTTATTAGAAAAGCTCAAAATTTATCTGCTATGGCTAATGAAGAATCTGAAGCTTGGCAAAAATTATTTCTAGCTTTAGGTTGGAGTAAATGGGAATTAGGTTTAAATCAAAAAAAGAAATTTGCATTAGATCTTAGTCTTGATCTAGATTTAGATCTAGATCTTGATCTTGGACCATTAAAAAAATCTTTACCAAAAGGAGTAGCTGGTAGAGCTAATAAAGATGGTACAATTGAAGTTGATTCTAATTTACCACCTGAACAGAAAAAAGCTGTAATTAAACATGAAAAACATCATCAAAAAGAAATTAAATCAGGAAAATTAGATTATGACGATAACTTTGTTTATTATAACAAACAAAAATATCCTAGAGTAAATGGTAAAATTGAATATAAAGGTAAAATGCATATAGAGGGTGGTACTAAATTACCTTGGGAAATTGCAGCAAATAATGCGGAAAGATCTAATATAAAATAATAAAATGGCTAAAAGAGATAAAGTAAAACGAGTAAATCAAATTCAGGAAAGGGGAATAGTTCCAATGGAAACTACTGGACCTTTAGGAGAAAAAGTATCTACAAAAACTATAAAAGGTAAAAAAAATGTTGGTGGTTTATTAACTGAAAATGAACGTAATAACATTACTGTTACTAAAGATTTAAGACAAGGAGGAAGTGGTACTGTTGAAACTACAGGTGATGGTTCTCAATATAAAGGAACAACAGAGGCTGGTGCAAACAGTAGAAATCTTTCACCTAGAAATGAAAGACTAGCCAATAGAGTTGCTAAAAGAAAAGAAAGAAAAGAAGCTAGATTAGTTAAAAGAGGTACAAGACTTGGTATAAAACGCGGATTAGGTCCAGAGCAGGCGCGAGAATTTATGCAAAACAGGCGTAATCGTTTAAACCAAGCTTTAACCGCTTTTACATCAAGTGATGAAAATCTAGATAAAAACTTAAATAAAATAGAAGATCGTTATTATCGTAAAAATCCAAAAGGAGCTGCTGGACCAGGAACTATACAAGCTATGGACGATGGTAAAGGCGGTACTTTTGATGCTTCTTCTCCTTATAAAGGAACAGCTGCTTTAGGCTACAGAGATAGAGGTATGGCTAGAGAAACACCTGACAAGTATGAACAAATAATTGGTAAAAAAGCAGGTAGCAAAATACCTATAGCACCAGTTATACCAAACAATAAAGTACCGGATAAACAAGATGTATCTGAAGATCAATCAAAAAAAGATGTAGAAACCTCTTTAAAAGACACTTCAGACGGAAGAGTACAAAGAGATAGAGTACAGTCTAAAGATGTGCCACAATTAGCTACAGTTGACACTATAGGTAATGGAATGTCAAATATTACTGGAATGGCAAGTGGTGCTAATTTTTTTGATTCTCCAAAATACAGACAATCAGAATCTTATATTGATAATAATATTCAACCTAATATAGATCCTAATAAAACTCTTCAAGACATAAATCTTCAGAGAGAGATAGATAGCCAAGGTATTTCATCTAGAATAGATGAATATAGAAGAAAAGCTAATAACAATTTTGGAGGTTAATAAAAAAAAGGGGAGCAAACCATTACGGCAAGCTCCCCCTTTTAATTATCCTATAATAACTCCTATAACTATACCAATTATAGGGCCAAGTAATGCCCATAGTTCTAAGAACTTAATTTTATTTAGTTCTTTACTAGTGAATACATTATCAGATGTATCAAGTATTACGTTGCCTGCTTTCACAGTAGCAGCTTCAACTTGATTTTCTAATTCTTTTATTCTTTTTTTCGCATCAGCGAATGTAAATTTTTGTGCCATAATTATTT